GCTCGCGACAACCGGGGCGACCGATACAAGCGTACTTGAAAAACTGGACGCGAGGCCCGTCGCCAGCTTTGCCCCGATGCTCGCCCCGGCGGATACAGCACCGGATCCGATACTGCCGCCAGCCAGCCCTTTCAGGCCGTTAATCAGCTGCATAATCTTCAGCACACCGCCGGTGAGCTTCAGTCCTGCCCATCCTGCCGCGATCGCGCCGAGCGCTGTTATAACACTTTCCTTATTGTTGACAATCCATTCAGCGCCTTCTTTGATTTTGGTAACGATGTTCTCCACCGTTGCCTTGCCTTCATCGCTTTTCAGCCAGTCACCGATCTTCCCGAGAAGATCATTTACAGCTGTCAGGGCTTCCTTCATCGGCTCAGCAAGGTTGGACAGCGCCTCGCGCTTCAGGTCCTGCACGGCAATCTGCAGTTTCTGGTATTCGTCGTCCATTTCGTTCAGCTGTTTCAGCTGTTCCTCTGACATCACTGTCCAGGAAGCGTTCATTTTCTCGTATTCTTCCCGGCCTGCATCGAACAGCGGAATCAGTTCGTGCCAGCTCTTTCCGAAAATCGCGTTTGCTTTGGCTTCCTGTTCTGTTTCGTCTTCCAGGCTCATCAGCGCCTGGCCGGCTTTCCAGAAAATATCTTCCGGATCCCCGTCTGTATTGATGCCGAGCGCTTCCAATGCGCTCATGGCGTTCTTATCGCCTTTGCCCAGGTTCTTATTCAGTTTCTGGCGGGCCTTGATGATTGTTTCCGCGTCTGTGTCAATCAGGTGCGCCGTCTTTTCCATCCGCTGAAGGTCTTCCGGGCTTACACCGAGCACTTTTGACCGGGTATTCACATCGTCCGCCCATGTACCGACACCAAGCACTTCCTTGACAATCTTTTGACCGAGTTCCTTGGCTTTTTTCGCGGCTTTCTCCAGACCGGATGTAATCCTGTCGATACCCTGCGTTACTGTTTCATAGGAAACCTGGCTGCCGATATTCTTCAGCTGTTCGTTCATGTCATCGACACTGTCCGCCGCTGTTTCACCGGCATCCGCAACGCCGCTGAGAGCACTTTCCGTGTCCAGGATTTCACCCTTTGCCTGAACCACCTGGCGGTACATGTCCTGGTATGCCTTGCTTGCTCGGTCAACGCCCCTGTCAGTCATTTCCTTCAGGGCCTGTTCTGCCGTGGCAAGAACCTGCTTCTGGTTTTCCAGTTTTGCCTGCAGCAGCGCGGCCTTTTCAGTCATGTAGCTTTCCGCGTCGCCTGTGGCTTTAAACTCCTTTTCTGTCAGGGCAAGCTGCGCGTCAAGCGTCTTTACGGCCTGTTTCGCCTGGTTTATGTTCTGCTTGAACTGGGCGACGCCGCTGACACCCATCTTCACATTTACGCCGTTACCTGCCATGTGCTCACCCTCTCGTCACGCCGTGCTGTATGTCGTCGTAATTTCTCCTGTATATATACAGGTCCATGACCGCCCCGGGCTTCATCCGGTGGATTTCCGGAAGGCTCAGACCGGCAATCAGACCCCAGCTGACCACCATCAGGTATGTCAGCTTTCCTTCTCTTTTTTTTTGTTTATTTCCTCAAGCGCCACATCCACCGGCCCATCTTTGTCCGGTTCCGGAATCTCGCTTTCCATGCCTTCGCCCATCGCGTCCAGGCACGCGTTAACCGCGTCCATAATGTTCACAGGTTTGAGCGCGCGCAGGATCTTTTTCTCTGTCAGGTCTGCCGGTTCGCCCGCTTCTTCCAGCGCGGCGTTCCCGAGGATCCTGATCGTCTTTGCCAGCGCGTCCAGGTGCTCTGCGCCTCCGTACGGGCTCGCGTCCTTTTCGTCATCAGGATTCCGCCCGAGCATCATAGCGATCGCCCTGCTGATCGGCGCGATTTCCTGCTGTATCATTTTCATCTCATACGTTGTGTAAAGCAGCGGAACTTCCCGCCCTTTCAAAGTGATTGATACCATGCTTCCTTGCTTCCTTTCAATGTAAAATGCCGGGGCGGAGGATATTCCCCCGCCCCATAAAGTGATCAGGTGATGCTCGCCTTGGCGTTCAGCCAGCTCTTGGCGTCGGTCAGGCTGTCGTAGGTGACGTGCGTCGCAAAAGTCAGCGTAGCCTCGCTGTCCAGCTGTACACCGGAGCCGCGGCCGCTCAGAGTGGGCGCGCGCCATTCGATGTTGCGCTCTTTGGTGCGCGTCTCTTCATTGCTGACAGAGAACTGCACCCTGTAATACCACCAGGCTTCATAGTTCGTGACAACGGTGCCGCTCGAATTGTCCCGCATCACACGGATATAGCCAAAGCCTACATAAGGCGCGGCAGCGTCCGTGATGCTGTATTCGATCGTATTGCCGACGGTTTCGCCCAGCAGCGTATTCCGGATCGCGTCTTTCAGGCCCGCCGGCTCGAAGTCAATCGTGTATCCGAGCACGCCGTTGTCGCTGTCCAGCAGGATATCGTCTCCGTAGAACTCACCGTCAGCGCGGTCCCAGTTGATGGTAGCACCGCGGGCCTCTGAAACGACGGAGCCGGCGCTGTAAGTGATGCCGGTGCCAGGCGTGTAGGTGTTCACCGGAGCACATACCGGATAAACCATACCAACATTCGGTTTCATATCGTTTTCCCTCCAAGTTATTTGGTTATCTTCCCGAAGGCGTCTTCGATGTACGCTTTCATCGCGCTCATTGCCTTCGCTCCGCCGCTTTTCGCGGCTTTTCTGACAAACGGCTGCTTGTGCATAAAAGAAGTCCCGCTGTTAATTGAGTTCACAATCAGCGGGATTGGTTTTGTCTTTCCTTCTATGTCAATGTAGCCTGAATTGCGGTAACCCACAGAGGTATCAACCTCTGTTCCGTTTTTGCTAAACTTTGCGATGCCGGCCCCAACGGACAGCACCGCTTTTTTCTCTGCTTCCGTTGCATACCTCGCGCTTTCCCTGGTCGGACCCGGTCCGGTTTTGATCTCAGCAGCAGCGCTTTGGATCTCGCTCGACATAATGCCGGCGCCTTCGTATAACGCCTGAGCGGCTACAGCCGGCGCGGCATTTTCCAGATTGCTCAGCATTTCGCTGATTTCCGTCATACCGTCAACCTTCAGCTCATACGCCATCAGATCACCTCGAACGTCCATTCCCAGTGAAACAGCCCGGTTTCACGTTCGTACACATGACTGTTCAGGCTCCAGCATCCGTCGCAGCAGGTTTCCAGCGCGCCGGTGATCATCTGCACCCATCCGGCCCCGTCCTTCGAGTGGCTGAACAGGTCCACACTGCCCTCATACGCTGTATCCAGTTTCGCGTTATCTCCGCGGATCGCTCCGGCCTCAAAGTCCAGGGAAACAATCCCGTAGCTTTCGCATCCAGGTCTTGAATACCATTCATTTTCGGCTATCGGCAGCGTCGTCGCTTTCAGCGCGGACACAAGGGCTTCGTACTGCTTGCACATTATCCGATCACCTCGATATATGGCGTACTGTTTCCTTCCTTCCGCCGGATCGAGAGGATCACGCCGTTGTATTCCTTGTAAGGATCATTGCGGATTACCCGCCAGCGCTCCCCCCTGTAAATCAGTTCACGCTCGCCTTTATAGTCACGGTCATACGGAATCAGCAGCTTTGCCTCCGGGCTCAGCCCTTCGCCTCCTGCCTGGTAGACATCGGCCTGTGTTAGGCCCATCTCCTGGCATTTCACGCGCCTTTTCGATTCCTCTGCAGGCGCTCCCGCCTCGTACGCCCTCGGGTCGAACGTGATCAGCTCGCAGCTGGTCATCATCCTCATTCGGCATCCGCCTCCCCATACTGCGTATAGGTTTTGCTCAGCCGCAACTGGCCCTTCAGGCTCTCGTATGCCTTCAGCAGATTTTCATAGTTCGGCGGGTTCCCGATCCGCATGTTCACCCAGGTCGCGATTGCCGTTATGATCAGCTCATCCGTCAGGGTGCTCGTGTCGGTGATCACCCAGGCGCCGCTCTGCTGCTGTGTCCGGGTGATATTAATCGTGCCGGGCAGCGTGATCTCCGCCGAGGTGGTCAGATCCAGCGCACAGGCTTTGATCTGCATGATGATTTCCGCGTCATAGGCATCCCCGCTGATCGGCAGCGTGGCTTTCACTTCCTGAAACATGTCTTCTCATCTCCCGCCATATAGCGCTTGTAATGGGCTTCCGTGTAAAGATGTACCGGCAGGCAGTGGCTGTCCGCCCAGATCTCGAAACCGTGGCATACCGCACGGATGCAGAAATGCCTGTCTTCCCCGAAGATCACTTTCCGAAGGTTCGGAATCGGCGTATAGTCCACGCCGGCTTCCAGCACCTTCCGTTTGATCAGGAACAGAGCGCCGGTCCCGCCCACCTGGTACAGGCCGGGCCTTTTCCATTCAGGCCGGTTGTTTTCTTCCACCTGGTCGTACATCCAGGCGTTGCTCCACCCGTTCGTCCAGAACAGGCCGGCAACACAGTCCTTGTCCGCTTCCAGGAGAACCTGCAGCGTATGTGGTTCCAGAACCAGGTCCGTGTCCACGCTCAGCAGGTAGTCGTACCCGCCTTCCAGCGTTCTTTGGATTGTCATGTTCCGGTAAACCGACATGTCGCTGACCAGTTCCTTTGTCCAGAAGTGGTCCTTGTACATCAGAATGTCATCGTGATTGACTTCCACATAGTCGGCGTCCCGGATCTCCGGGATCACCTCCCAGCAGTCATTCACAACAAAAAACCGGTCGACTGTTACGCCGTCCGGTATAATGAGGCCGTCCAGCCCCTTCTGGTATTCGCGAAAAATCTTAGGATTCTGGCGGAGCGGTGCCGCGATCAGTACTTTCTTCACTGGAACAACCCCCCGAACAGGTCTTCACCCGCGTATACGGGGATATGAGCGATGTGTCCCGGCCTCACGGTGGGATCACACCATATCTCCCGCCCGATTTTATTTACCCGCCAGCAGAACGCAACGTCCTCGGCCAGGTGGTCCATCGGTTTGAAGGTTGTGCCGAACCGGTCATAAACCGCTTTCAGCAGTTCCGTTTTTGTCAGTACCGCCGCCATTCCGCAGCCGGCAACGCGGAACGGCTCAATGCCGAACTCGCGCACCTTTTCCAGGCTCCCGTCTTCATTGATGGAAGTATAAACGCATGGGCCCCATTGCGGCCGCCGCATGACAAACGCTCCGCACACCATGTCCTTCCCGCAGAACTGCAGGTCCTCCACGATGTTCGGGGAAAATGTCATGTCTGAATCCAGCCAGAGTATATTGGTGAAGCCTTCGTTGATCGCGTAATGCGCCAGCCTCGCGCGGGCAATGTATACCAGCGTTCCGCCGATGATCTTGATCTCGAAATCCACCTTGTCTTTTGACAGCTTATTGCTCAGATCCACCAAACACTTCATAAACTCAACGTGTACGAAGTCGGTGGTCGGTACGGCCACTAACAGTTTCATGCTTCCTTGCTTCCTTTCAATTCCGCACTATTCACTTTTTCGCGGAGGTTTTCGTGGTTTTCTTCGCCGCGGGTTTCGCCGCGGGCTTTTCCGCCTTCACCGGTTCTTCCGCCCGCTCCCTGGCTTCCGTCACCGGTTCGGCAGCTTCCGCCTGGAACAGAAATTCGGCGCGGTCCGGAGAAACCTCAACGATTTCCCCGGCCTCGCCGTCAATCCTGTTCCTTACAAGCAGTTTTACCTTCATCAGGCGCCGGGCTTGGTCAGCTTGATCAGGCAGCCGGGAGCGGTGATCTTGTGGCCCGCGTACTGACGGCCCACAACCTTGACCAGGTCATCTTCGGCCAGGCTCAGGTCATCCCACTTGATGATGACGCCTTCGCCGTCCGGATAGTTCACCTGCAGGGCCTTCAGGTCGCCCACGATGGCGTAGCAGTCATTCTCGTTGGCGCTGTCATAGGCAGGCAGGGCAGAAGTGTAAACCTTGGTGAATCCCGCGAAGGGATCGATCGCGAAGTTGCCCTGGGAATAGGCGGTGTTGAACTTCGCCTCGGTCAGGCGGTTCAGCACGACGCACAGATCAGTCGCTTCCTCGCTCAGGTTGGTGGCAGCGTTCGGCAGCACCATGACGCCAGGGGCAACCTTGGTCACCGGGACGCCGATCGCGCTGGAGCTGTTGGAAGCGGAAGCTCCGGTCACATCGGCGACCAGCTGGGCAACCAGTTCTTTCAGGATGCGGTAGGTAATTTCATCGTAGATGTAGCGCAGGAAGTCTTCGCCGCCCAGGTCAATGACTTCGTCAGAGATCCGGATCCACTTCTTGATGTTTTCGGGCTTCAGCTCCACGATACCGATGGTGATCGCTTCCTCGGTGAGACCCGTGGTGCCTTCAGCGTGCACCCAGGCGCCGGTCGCGCTCAGCTCGAACGGGACGCGGAGGTTACCGCGGAAGTAGGTTTTGCGGACGCGGGACAGGAAGTCGTTCTTCTCCCAGGCAGTCTTGATGATACCTTCCAGCATGTCCGGAACAGGAACCTGACCGGAAGCGGCGGCGTTCTTGCTCAGCAGCACATCGCGGCACTCCTGATCACGGCCGGTCTTGATGTAGTTGGCATACGCGTTGATGTATTCGGGCGTATTGCGGATTTCGGAAATTTCCATACGTTTTTCCTCCTGTTTATGTTCTTCTCTGGTCTCGCCGGCGCCATCAGCGACGGCCTGTTCAGCAGCGGCCTTTTCGGCAGCTGCGGTTTTGCGGGCTTCAAGCTCCGCTTTGATCGCCTCGAGCTCACTGGCCCGGGCTTCGATTTCTTCCGTGTCCACGCCGTCGGTCTCCATGCCGGCGATCTCCGCCTGCCTGGCTTCCAGCTCTTCCACGGACTTCTCGATCAGGTTCTCCATGATCATTTCCCTCCGATCAGATTGTTCAGCCGTTCGAGAGCCGCCGTCCGGCGTTCTGCTTCGGCCTGCGCGGCTTTTTCTGCCGCTTCCGCGGCTTCCTGAGCCGCACGTTCTTCAGCTATCTTCTGTTTTGCGCTCTCCAGCGAGGCACGCGCACTATCCAGTGCTGAGCCTTCAGAAGCAACTTGAATGCTCGTCTGTTCATATGCCGGGAAAGCGACTGCACTGACCTCGAGCACACGCGTAATGCTCATGATTCGGCGCTTAGGATAGTCGCTCTCGACATCCGTCCAGACGTCTTTATCTCTATCCACAATCATCATGAAAGACATCCCAGAGATGTCTCCCCGTCCGGTTGCGGAATAAAGAGCACGCGATTCCACGTTGTTCTCCGTATCGAGATCCACGCGGATGTCCATGCCTTCATCCCCAGGGATCAGCTGCATGGTGCTGTTTTCGTTGTTGTTCCGGCTCCGGGCCAGCGGGATCATACTCGTGTTGTGTCCGACAAGGAACCGGACATCGCGAAGATCACACCCGACAAGCGCATTCCTGTCAATTACTTCCTCATACCACCCCATGTCCGTCTTTTGTTCGTAAACAATCGGACGGCCGGTAATATAAGCTCCGTGTTTTTCGTCCTGCTCTGCTCGAACCTCGCAGATAAAGGACCTTGTTTCTTTACCCATTGCTCTCGCCTCCGTTGTCTTCCTGACCGCCCGCCTTGTCATCCGGCGGATCGGTAATGTCGTAATACTCACCGCGGGCCGGGATCTGGCTGCCATACGGCTCCGGCAGCGGCGCCAGGTTCAGGATCTCCCGCAGCTCGTTCCGGGTGGCAAGGCCGCGGTCCGCCAGCTGGGAGACCGCCGTCATCTTGTCGGCGTTCGACATGTACTGCAGCCGGTTGCTCGTAAAGAAGATCCTGTTGCCGAATTCCCGCTCACGCTCGGAGTAGAACATCCGGGTCATCACGTCCGACAGCTGGATTGCCAGCCATTCGACCGCGCCCTCGTAGAAGGCCAGCCACTCATCACCGAACGCGCTGTTCTGGATGATCTTCTCGTTGACGGCGAAGTAGTCGAAGACATTGTCCTTGATCAGCTTCTGCTGGTCCGGGTCTACTTTGTAGGCTTCCTGCTTCACCTGCTGCACATTCGTGTAGGTGTTCGGGAACAGGACCAGGCCGCCGGAGGTCTTCTTGTTCTGGAAGGTAAACTTGTTGAACCGGTCCATCTCGCTGGCCAGGTCTTCATCCGTCGCCCAGTTGTCGCTCTGCGCGCTCCACCGGTACGTGGCACTGTTTTTAATGCCCTCAATGATGCCCTGACGCTGCATCTCGATCAGGTCCAGCGTGGCCTTCATGGCATCGTTACTATCGCCGAACAGGTCATTCTTGTACTGGTACCGGGTCAAGATCCCAACCTCGAACAGGCTGCAGGCCAGCCGCTTGTTGTTCGGCAGCCAGAACCGGACATACGGTGTTCCGTTATACTCAACCAGCTCCCACCGGTCCGGCAGGATCACGCTCACGCCGTTCGCCTCGCCGTACTCGCCGCGCGTCGGCACAAAAAAAGCCGTGTTCCTCGCATAGAGAATCACGGCTGTCCTGTACTGAAACTGAGGCCAGGTTTGGTATGGGTTTGGCTGGATCCTCAGCCGGTTCTGCAGGTTCGGTTTCGCGCTGCCCTGAATATTGATCTGCAGCTTTGCCGCGTGCCTGCCGTGCGCATCCAGCGCGGCCCGGATCAGATCTGACTCAAAAATGGATCCGTTCCAGGTGTGGAACGCCGGGGTGTACCCGTCCAGCAGCTGGAAGGTGTGCTGAGCCTTCACCGCTGCCGGCTGTTCCTTCTTACCGAATAGTTTTTCCATCAGTCCCAACAATATCACCCCGCGTTCATTAACCGCCGGCCCATCTCGGCCCAGTGGTTCGCCCTCATGCACATCGCGTCCAGGATGGCGGCCACCCCGTCAACGTGTGCATTCTTGCTAAGTTTGACCAGCTTTTTCCGCGGATGCGCGGAGGTGCCGGTCTCGATCTGCTGTGCCGCATCCATCATGTGGATCTTCAGCAGGTCGTTATCGTCCATGTCCCGGATCCTGCCTTCCCGCAGCATCCCCTCGAAGGTATCCTCAATCCCGGTCAGGTTCCAGCCCTGGAAGACGCTTTCCATGTGGAAGGACGCCTTCTCCATTGCCTGGCAAAGTTCCAGGGAGCTGTACCGGTCATAACCCACCTGCAGCGGGAAGATCTTGCACTCCTTGACCAGGTGCTGGAACCAGGCAAACACATCTTTGTAATCGATGAATTCGTCCCCTGACGGAGACAGAAACCCTCGGTCCATCATGATCTGGTAGGGAACGCCGTCCCTCCGCGTCGCTTCCTCAATCCGGTTCTTCGGAAGCCAGAAATGCGAATGCGTCCAGATGATCCCGTCCTTCTCGATCAGGATGCAGGCTGATGTCAGGTCCGTTGTCTGTGACAGGTCAATACCGCCCAGACAGTAATGATTCCGGAATTCTTCCAGCGTCCGCTTGTACCCGAATACTTTCCGGACAAGGTCCGCCGGCAACCAGCTGCTGGCGCTCGACTGCTTCACGCAGCAGTACTTGCAGAGGAACTCATACTTTTTGCTAAGCGAACCTTCAGCAATAGCAATTTCCTCAAGCATGTAATCCACGCTGACAGAAACGCCCAGGTTCGGGTTCGCTTTCCGGATCTCGTTGATGTCGTTCCACTTCTCCGGATCATCGATCATATACAAAAACGGGGCCAGCCTTGTTTCCTTGCTGTTCCCGTTCAGTAAAGCGGTTGCCCGCTTGATCAGCTCATCATAGATACCTTCGTTTTCATATCCGGCGGTCGTAATGCCGAACATCAGCGGCTGCGATCGGGCGCCCAAGGCGCTCTTGAAAACCTCATACTGTTTGAGGCCAGCATCTCCCCGCCAGCTCGCCAGCTCATCCAGGGAAACAAACGACGGGTTCAGGCCGTCCGTTTTCCGCTCGCTGAATGCCACCGGCATTGCACTGCTGTTGCTCTCAGCGAAGTATACGTCCGTCCGGCGCTTTTTCGCCTTCGCTGCCAGGCGCGGCTCTTTTGAGATCATCTGGAAGAACGCCTCAAACGCCAGCCTTGCCTGGTCCAGCCGACCGGAAACAAAGTAAGCGCGGGCGCCATACTCGCCGTCCGCGATCATCATGTAGCAGGCAATCGCCGCGTCAAGCAGCGTCTTGCCGTTCTTCCGGCCCATGACAACCAGGCATTCCCGGAACTGCCGGAGACCGTCAGCGTCCATGATTCCGAAGATCACACTGATCAGCGCTTTCTGCCACACTTCCAGGGTGATCA